ATTTTGGTGATTTTGATGGTTACATTGACGAAGTAAGACTTTCTAATGTAGCACAATATACTGGAACAGGATTTACTCCACCTACCTCTGCCTTTACAGTAGATAATGACACTTTAGCATTACTACACTTTGATGGTACAAATGCTTCTACAGACATTGTAAATGCAGCTAACCTTGCTTACCTTACTGTTGATGCAGGGTTTGGTCCAACTATCCAACCTGTAGGGTTTGGCTTAGAGATTATCACTGACTCACTTCTAGTAGATGGTGACGAAGTTGTAGTTGAGTCGGATGCTAACATCAGCCTAGCAGGTAAAGGTGTAGCAGGTACAGTATCAGGAAATACTGTTACAACAGATTGTCAAGCTGTAGTATTGCCAGTAGGTGTACAGGGTACGTTTACTGTAGGTGATGAAACAATTAACACAGTACAGTTTGACTATGAGTCAATTAAAGAAAACTATAGCAGAGATCGTACTGCTTACATCGGTGAGTATAGCACACTAGGCAACACAGTGTATGTTCGTGCAGCATAATAGGAATAACAATAATGTCTCTTAAATGGCCTAACAAAGACCCTGACGAAATACTAGACTATAGCATTGATTGGTCACGCTTTCTTGGTAGTGCAACTATCAGTGGTGTTACTTGGTATGTTGATAATGCTGATGGTGTAAAGACACAGCTAATCCCTAGTGGTCAGCTTGTTAATGGTATCCAGCTAATATCTGCTACTAACACAAACACTGTTACTACAGCACGTCTAGGGTCAGGCACTAATAATATACTGTATCAGTTCTACTGTCAGATAACTAGCTCAGATGGCTTGGTAGTAGAGCGTAAGGTTCGTTTACGTGTAAGGAATAAATAATGGCTTATAACTATCTAGGACTAGTAAACGAGGTTAACCGTAGGCTGAACGAAGTAGAGCTAACAAGTTCTAACTTTGCTACAGCTACAGGGTTCTACAATACAGCTAAAGATGCTGTAAACGCTTCTCTGCGACACATTAATCACGAAGAACATAACTGGCCCTGGAATCACGTACTAGAGGAAGAGACACTTACTGCAGGTGTCACACGTTATGATTACCCTACAGATGCTAAAGTTATTGACATGAATAGCTTCCGCATAAAGAAAGACGAATCGTTAAACGTCAGTACAACTAAATTAAAGCTGATGGACTATCAAGAATATCTTGACAATTACGTTGATTATGAGTATAACTCTGGTAGTGATATGCAAACTCTACCACGACACATTGTACGTGCACCAAGTCAAGAGTTTATTATACTACCTACCCCAGACAAAGCATATGAGTTAGTGTATGAATACTACCGCAATCCAGTATCGCTTGAGCTATACGATGATGTTCCTAATGTTCCTTTGGAGTTTAAGCATATTATTGTAGACGGTGCAATGTTCTACGCTTATCAGTTCCGTGCAGATACACAAGCTTCACAGATTGCACAAGGTAAGTTTGAGACAGGTATTAAGTATATGCGTAGTCTATACATTAACCGTTATGACTATGTACGTTCCACAGTTATTTCACGTAACACACCTAGCCTAAGAGTATCATAATAATGGCTACACAGTGGCAAACATTCCCTGTACCTTTTACTGGAGGGTTGATAACTAACATCAGTCCTCTACAACAAGGTATCAACAATGTAGGTTCAGCATTCCAACTGCAGAACTTTGAGCCATCACTAGACGGTGGTTATCGTAAGGTAGCAGGGTATAATAAGTTTATTGATTCTGCATTAACGGGTAGCGGTCCAGTACAAGCCTTAGCTATTGTACAAGAAGACACTAACGAAAAAGTAATAGCTGCACGTAGTGGCGTTTATTATATAGCTAATGCTACAGATGCTACACCTGCTTGGTCTTCACTAGCTACAGCACCTGATACAAGCTTTACTAAAGCTAGACAAGCTCGTTATAACTTTAATAATACTTATCAGATTTGTTTTGTTGATGGCGTTAACTTTCCTGCTTACTATGATCGTACAGCAAACACACTAACTTACATGACAACATCAGCAACCAATGATGCTGTAGAAGGTGCTAGCCATGTATGTTTGTTTAAGAGTACTCTCTTCTTTGGTGTAGGTACAGAGCTAGTTTTTACAGCACCGTATAGTGCAGATGATCTAGACCCAGCCAACGGTGCAGGAAGTATTAGCATTGGGTCAGAGATAACAGGTTTGATTGTCTTTCGTGATCAGCTTATCGTGTTTGCTCTTGATAAGATCATGCGTATCACAGGCTCTAGTGCAGCAGACTTTACAATGAACGCTGTAACTGAAGACTTAGGATGCTTAAGTGCTGATACTATCCAAGAGGTTGGCGCTGATGTTATGTTCCTTGGTCCTGATGGGTTACGCACACTAAGCTCAACAGATCGCATTGGTGACTTCGGTATTGATGTTGCATCTAAGAACATTAGACCTACTGTAACTAAACTACAGGACTACGCAGCAAGTTTTGCTAGCACAGTCATTCGTGGTAAAGCTCAGTATCGCTTATTCGCTTACGTAGCAGGTGAACAATCTAAGATTGCTAAGGGTGTGTTAGGCACTAAGTTTGTTGACCAGGGTGGGCAAGGCTTTCAGTGGGCAGAACTAAAAGGGTTTAAAGTATACATAGCTGACTCTCAGTTTATTGGTGAAGATGAATATCGTGTATTCGCTAACAATGATGGCTACGTATATAACATGGATGCAGGTACAAGCTTAGACGGTGAGAACATTGATGCTATCTATGAATCACCTTTTATGCCTATCAATGATCCACAAGTACGTAAGACATTCTACAAGTTAGACTTCTATATTAAACCTTTTGGTGCTATTAACATTAATGCAGGTCTTAGGTTTAACCAAAACAAAACAGGTTACATACAACCATCAACATTTACTATAACACAAGCGGGTGGCGCAGCAGGTATTTATAGTGATAACACATCTAAGTTTGGTAGCGCTGTATTTGGTGCACCACGCACACAAAGCTACATCAATCAAGTAGTAGGATCAGGTGAGACTGTAGCAATCCGCATCGAAGATAAAAGTTCTGATGCTTCATTTTTATTAGACACAGCAATCTTCGAGTTTGCTACAGATGACAGACAGTAAGGAAATCTTATGGGTACAGGTTACGTAAGAGCAGATACAGCTAACAACATTGCTAACGGTAATGTTATTGATGCTGATGATCTAGACAATGAGTTTAACGCTGTAGAAGCAGCCTTTAACGCTAGCACAGGCCACACACACGATGGTACTACTAGTGAAGGTGCACCTATCGAAGTCATTGGCCCAGCGCAAGACATTGTAGCTACAACTACTGTACTACGCCCTAAGACAAACAATACAGTAGACTTGGGTACATCTAGCCTGAAATACAAAGATGCTTATCTAGCAGGTGATCTTAGCTTAGATGGTTCTATTACATCTACAGGTGCAGTTAGTTTAGGCTCAACTGCTATTACAGGTACGCTTTCTGTATCAACAGATACAACACTTACAGGTAACCTTACTGCTAATGGTAACACTACACTAGGTAATGCAGCTACTGATACGGTGACAGTAAATGCAGATGTTGCTTCGAATCTTGTTCCTTCTGTTGATGACTCATACGATCTTGGTGCTGTTGGTAGCGAGTGGCGGGATGCATACATTGATGGCACTGCTTACATTGATACTGGCTCTATTGATACTGCAAATGTGGCAACTCTAAATGTCACAGGTAATGCAGACGTAGATGGTGATCTTACTGTTACAGGTAATATTAATGCTTCTATTACAGGTACAGCTACACAAGCAGACACACTAACTACTGCACGTACTATTACTTTAGATGGTGACGTAGCAGGTGCAGCTAACTTTGATGGCTCATCTAATATCACTATCACTACAGTTATTGCTGATGATAGTCACAACCACACTATCGCTAACGTAGACGGACTACAGGCTGCGCTAGACACTAAGATAGAAAACTTAGCTGGTCTTGATGTAACTGCTAGCTACACTGAGCTAAACTTACTAGATGGTGTAACTGCTACTACTGCAGAGATTAACTACCTAGACGGAGTAACGTCAAACATCCAGACACAACTTGACGGTAAGCTTACAAGCTTCTCACTAGAAAGTTACACAGGTGATGTTTCTATCGTTGGAGATGTTGACATTACTGGTGAACTTGTGGTAACATCTTATAATGAAACATTTGCTGCTGTAACATCATCAAGTAATGCAACTACGATTGATTGTGAAGCAGGTAACGTATTCAGCCATACACTAAGTGAGAACACAACGTTTACATTTAGCAACCCACCTTCTAGTGGTACAGCTTACGGGTTCTCGCTGAAGATTGTGCAAGATGCAAGTGCTAGTGGTTATACTGTAACATGGCCTAGTGCTATTATTTGGCCTAATGCAGATCAATATGCAGCATCAGGTGCACCTCTCCTAACAAGCACAGCCTCTGCAGTAGATCAGTTTGTGTTCTACACGCATGATGGCGGCACTACTTGGTATGGCTTTACAGCAGGATTAAACTTAGGATAATATAAATGAGTAACATTAAAAAATTAATGATGACTGCTGCAGGTGGTGCAGGCCCGAACGTAGAAGAATTGTTCAGCATTTATTTGTATGATGGGGCCGGCTCTACACAAACGATTACCAACGGGATTGATCTTGATGGTGAAGGCGGTTTGGTTTGGTTGAAACAGCGCAGTGACACTCAAAACAATACTTTTTTTGATACTGAGAGGGGTCAAGATAAAAGGATCGTAACGAATAGTACTGATCAAGAATACACAAACAGTGGGGCTTTGTCTTTTAATAGTGACGGGTTTACAACTGGTAATTATGCTTTCTCAAACACAAACGGGGATACCTACGCCTCTTGGACATTCCGCAAAGCCCCTAAGTTCTTTGATATAGTGACTTATACTGGGAATGGTACTGCGGGTAAAACTGTAAGCCATAACCTTGGTTCTGTGCCAGGAATGATTGTTGTTAAACGGACAGATACTAGTGGTGAATGGATGGTGTATCATCGTGGTACAGATTCATCAAGCCCAGAGAATTTTAGAATATTTCTTAACAGAACCTCAACAGCAGCCGCAGACCTAGGCGTGTGGCATTATACTGCGCCAACAGATACGCAATTTACAGTAGGTTATGATACTTGGGTAAATGCTAATGGCGGCAGCTACGTTGCCTACCTATTCGCCCACAACGATGGTGACGGTGAGTTTGGCTCTACAGGTGATCAGGATATTATCAAGTGTGGGAGTTATACTGGGTCTAATACAGAAGTAGATGTCAACTTAGGCTTTGAGCCACAATTTGTGTTAATTAAAAACACCTCTAACAATGGTAGAGGTTGGCTTATGTTTGATAATATGAGAGGTATTACTACAAACAATGCATACCTTAAAGACGATATGTATTTGCAAGCCAATGAAAACAATAGTGAAGCGACGGGGCAGGGGTGGCTAGCATGTACACCTACAGGTTTCAGGGTAGAGGCAACAAGTAGCAGCTACAGGCAGATCAACTACAATAACGACAATTACATCTACATGGCTATTCGCCGTGGCCCTATGGCTGTGCCTGAGAGTGCGACTGATGTGTTTGCTATTGACCAAGGCGATGTCGCAGGTTCGTCAACTACCGCAGAGTTTTCCTCTGATTGGCCTGTTGATATGGGTATAAATAAAGCTACTTCTGGTAGTAATAGTCAAATACACACACGTCTAGCCGATCAAACGGTTAATTATATAAACTATAATGAACCTGAAGGTAATTCTGCAGCAATGTTTGATTTTCAGGAAGGCTATTACGGCAGTGATAAGTCATCATCTTACTACGCTTGGATGTGGAGGCGTGCTCCCGCATTCTTTGATGTTGTTATGTTTGACGGTACAAGTTCTGCACAAACTATATCTCATAACCTTGGTGTTACACCTGAAATGATGTGGGTTAAACGTAGAGACTCTTTAACTAATGGTTTTTGGCATTGTTATCACTCTGCCAATGGCCCAACTAAAAGTATGACATTATCAACAAGTAATTCAGTACTTACAGCATCAACACTATGGGATGACACATCTCCTACTGCTACTGATTTTACTGTTGGTACATATTGGGCAGGTAAGACAGTAGCCTATCTATTCGCAAGCCTAGACGGTATATCTAAGGTGGGGAGTTATACTGGTAACGGTTCTAATGGCAAAGTTATTGATTGCGGCTTCTCTAATGGGGCAAGGTTTGTTCTCATAAAATGCACAAGTTCTTCAGGTAACTGGTGGGTATTTGACACAGAAAGAGGAATAAACGCAGGGAATGACCCCATGTTCAAATTGGACGCGACTCAGGCTCAAATAACTAGCTATGATGAAATAGATTCCCATTCATCAGGATTTATTGTTAATTACTCTGCTGGAGAAGTTAATATTAATGGAGAAGATTATATCTTCTACGCAGTCGCATAACGCATACGAAATACTCAAGGTCAGAAAGGAACATCAACTAATGGCTGAATATCGTGATCGCACAACTGGTGAAGTAAAAACACAAGGCCAGTTACGCAAAGAAAACCCAAATATGTCCATGCCTCGTGTATGGAACAACAATGTGTTTGACGCACTAAACGTAGACCCAGTGCTACGTGCACCTAAACCCACAGAGGGCATTGGTGCATACCAAACTGTACGCCGCAATGGTGTAACACAGGATGCTAACGGCAACTGGGTTGAGGCATGGGAAATTGCTGATATGTTCAGTGATGATCCAGAGTTAGGCACTAAGGCTGAACAAGAGGCTGCTTATCAACAACAGTTAGACGACAGTGCAGCAGAACGTAATCGCAATGAACGTGATCGTCTAATTGCTGAAACAGATTGGTGGGCATCATCTGACTTGACTATGACTGCTGAACAAACAGCTTACCGTCAAGCACTACGTGACATTACTACACATGCTAACTGGCCTCACCTAGAAGAGTCAGATTGGCCTACTAAACCATAAGAGTTAGGCCATGTCGGACATTAAGCTAACATCTGATGAACTAGAAGC